AGATGGAGATGCAAAGCCAAACGCAAAAATTGGGACTCGTTTCTCCCATCCAAATTCAAAAACAAGCTTGCGATATGGAAACTTTGCCTTTTCGTCGTTCTTTAGCTGTCCATTTTCCATGCCTCACTCCTTAAAAACGATCCCATGCTCCGCGCCCCATGCGTGAAGCCACTCGATAAACTGACTACCCTGCTCTTTGGTGAACTTTCGGGTTTGAAAGTCTAGTTGCACAATTCCGTCACCGTCTAGGTTCGGAATGATGCGACCACCAGCCATTTTGTAATCCTTGCAAAACTTTTGCACTAACAACCGTTTCCAGTCTTCTGAATCCCATGTTGCGCCTAGATGCTGCGCTTGCTTGGCAATCTCGCCAATCATTGCATGGTATTTCTGCTCTTGTTCGCGGGTTTTGCTTTCCTCTGTCAGCGATAGCACCAGCTTTTTTCCAGCCTGTATCCCTTCTTTTGCTTTCTCATAGGTCGCAATAAAAGCCGTGTGAGCCTGTTGCCGGTTGTGCAGTGTCACTCGCATAAGTTTTTATTGCAGATGTCCCAGACTATTGCACACGGCTTCACCGCTAATTGGTTGGCCGCAATGTCCCGAATAGCTCTCAAACTCTCTCGCAAAATCTCGATCTCCTGCTCACGCTCCTCTGCCATGCGCTTGATGGTGTTTAGTGCGTCTTCGCTTACGTTGATTGTTTTCAATTTGCATACTTCCGTGCGCGTGTGATTCGGCTATGTGCGATTTCAATCAAAAGTCTATATTCAAGGTGCATTTGTTCGTCGTGCTTTTCCTCAGACGCAGATAAAAACTCATCAACGGAACCTTTGAAGCATCCGCGAGTTACTTCTAATTCGTTGTCTTTTGTGTTGTAGACGGTCAGCGTGCCGTTTTCAATGCCGACTTTTGAAGCCCAAAAAATCAAGCCATCGCCGGACACCCGCGCATCGCCGTACACCTGCGCATTGCCGGACACCCGCGCATCGCCGTACACCCACGCATTGCCGGACACCCGCGCATCGCCGTACACCTGCGCATTGCCGGACACCCGCGCATCGCCGTACACCCACGCATCGCCGTACACCCACGCATCGCCGGACACCCGCGCATCGCCGGACACCCACGCATCGCCGGTCACATCAAGATTTTTCTCGCTTTCAATGTATCCACCCAATGCACTGGGAGTAACAAAGTACGAAATAGCCACCAATGCACGAATGCGCTTAACAGTGCGGCCCGGTGCTATTACTTTTTCATCACCTTTTACAAACTCATATTTAGCGTTCATTTGCTCTCTCCGTGTTGTTGATAGCTGAATTGTCTAGCACTTTTTTACGCTTGCGAATTAGGGGAAACCCTAAGATTGAAGAACTTTTAGCGCCCTGAGTGCAGATTCCACGCTATCCACCATGCAAACTGGTAGACCTTGCGCTTCCTCGGCCTGTTTTGCGTTCATTCCCTTGCGCCCGTAGCCTGTTTTTGGGTTTTTGACTTCCATGTAACAGGTTCTATCGCCTATCCACACTTGCAGGTCATAGGGCTGATGCACGATCTTGACCCGTGCGCCTGCTTTGCGTAGGGCTTGGACTATTTCGGCCTGATTTCCATCAACCCTGCGTGCGTAACGCATTAAGCCTCTCCCTCACGCCCTTGATTAGCTCCAACTCGGGAAATATCGTCTCGTAGTTCTTGAGTGCCCATCGTGCGTAATCCTCATCAATCTTTTTCAGGCTCAGGATGTGGTCGATCAGCCGGGTTCGGAGTGTTGTTAACGGGTGGTTTGCCAAAGATACGCTCCCAGTTCTTGCGGAATTCGTCCATGTTTGTTGGCCGCTGCTTGTCGCCCTTGCCTGCTTCGTGGGTCATGTCTGCTCCTTTGCGCGTGCTGCGTCTATAGCGGCGCGAATGTTGCTGTGCTTTTTGTATGGGCTTCCATGGTCTTTGCGGCTGTACCAAGTACCCGAAAGGTGAAACGCATAGTGATTTCCTGCCAGATTCAGCCAGTCCAACCGTTCAGCATCAGCCTTCAGTGCTTCGTTCTCAGCCTTCAGAGGTGCGGCTACAAGCTCTGCAAAGCGCTCAAGCCATTCAATGGGAACCGATGAAAAGAGCGCGTTGACATTGGGGTGATAGTTACCCTGCTTGTCTGTTTTGCCAATGCTTGCTTTCATTCCAGCCTCTCTAGCCAGTTTGATGATGTCGGTCATTTCGCCTCCGGTGGAGTTGGCACATGTTTCCACATCTGCCCTTTAACGGCTTTGATGGCGGTGCTCTTGTCAATTCCAAAACGGTCAGCTATGGCTTGAAAAGTAACGCCCTGCGCCCTCAATCTACGCGCGGAAAGCACGTCAGCATCATTGAGTTTTGATGTTGCGAGTTTTTCTCCAATTGCGTGGTTATTGCGTCCTTTGGAAACTCGGTCATCTGCGTTGTCTTGAACCGTTCCAAGAAACAAATGTTCTGGGTTTACGCATTTACGGTTGTCGCACTTGTGGCAAACGTGCAGGCCATCTGTGATTGCGCCAATATGCGCCTCATATGAATAGCGGTGAGCAGAAACTGATTTTCTCGTCTCATCAGTTCTAGAGCCAGCCATCAATCGCCCATATCCATTTCTTGTTGAGCCAATCCAATTCCAGCATCCCGTTGCTAGGTCAACAACCGATAGCCGTTCTATTCTTTCTTTCGGCGAATGAACTACTTGACCTCGCTTTTTCATAGCGTCTCCTTGGGCGTTTTTGGTAATGGCATCCAGTGGGTGGGCTTGGTGTGCGGGGCAATTTCCACATCGCCAGACGACCCTCCAAAGCTCCACATCTCGCAGTCATCGCGCTGCACTCTGTAGGCGTTGGCAATCTTGTTGCCGCGTAGGCCAAGGAACTCCGTCCCATCCTTCGGCGCTGATTCAATAGGCTGCCAGCTCGGCTTCGCTTGCTTGGGTGCGGCTTTGTTTATGGCTTCGAGCACCAGCTTCAGTTTGTTGGCACCGAACTCCGCGCCAGCGGCGGTTTCCCACCATCCATCGGGGCTCTTGAACTCGTCTTGATCTATGCCCTCAAGAATGGCCTTAATCCGGATGGCTAGGTCTGTCGGCTCCGCTTGCTTGGGTGCTGGGTGGGCATACAGAGATACCTGTCGGTCATGCCCCCAAACATCGTTTTTGTGCCATCTTGCAACTTTGTGCCACTCAGGGTCAAACCAAGTCGGAAAGATGCCAAGCATGCTGGCAGTGACTTTTACTACCGGCTTTTGCTCTTGCGCTTGAGGTGCTGCCCCTTGCAGGCAATACTCAAACATTGCACGCGCTTGGTCTGTTGTAAGCAGATTTGTTCCAACGGGCCAGCAGTGAGGCAAGTCAAAACCTTTCGGGTTTTTCCGGTGGAACGTGATTCCGCCATCAGGCGCAAACTCTCGCGGTAGTTTCCAACCTAGGAACCGATTGACCATATGAGCAACGTCGCTCACCGGCTCTTGAGCTTGCTTGGGTGCTGGGTAAAGTGTGATGTTCGGTGGCAGTAGGCCGCTCCATTTCACGGCGAATGCCTTGCCGGTGCTATCCGTATATCCAACCGGCTCCTGCGTCAGCGGCACCAGCTTTGCAGCAAGGGCATCGCGCTCTGTGCGTAGCTCAATCTCACGGTCTACTGCGCGGCACACATCGCCGTAGCTCCCAGACCACCCATAGCTTCCTTTCTGCACCCGTTGCGCTTTTGAGGATTCAGTGTTTTGCATCGCAGCAACACCACAGCCTGCGAGCTGTATGCGCAGTTGCTCGTTCTCTGCTTGCAGCGATTCAATGGCATCGGCGGCTTCCCAGAATATGCTCGGGCCTTTGGCAAGTGCGCGCAGTCGTTCAATCAGTGTCATTTCGGCTCCTTGAGGGTGAATGGCTTGGCAACAATCTTCAGCCGTGGGTTTGATTTTTTGAACTGCTCAACCGGCCCCCATGCCTCAAGAAAGCCAACGCGCCCCGTTTCGTCGTGCTGATACATAAGCGCTGTGGGTTCTTGTGTAAGCTGGCTTGCTGCTCCCTGTGCGTAGGCTTGGCGTAGTTGGTCTTTCTTATAGCCTCGAATCACATAACCAGACACATGCATGTCAATTACGACCGGTTCCGGCAACTCCGCACTAGCCAGCTTTGCCAGAATCGCGGACTCGATGGCTCGGGCAAATGCATTGTTGTGATCGTCGTTTTTGTCGATCATGTAATCCCTGAATGCAGCATCTGCCATTGCATTAATTTCATCATCACTCAGTAACATTCTCACCTCCTAAAAGTCTACCTATTAGCCTAGACAGTCCGTAAACCGCTAGGGATAGGCCAATTATCGTTAGCTTGGTCATTTTGTGAATTAGGGTTTACCCTAGCTAGTTCGTTTTCGCTCAGGTCGCCAGTTAGGAATAGCGCTTGATTGACTATGTGAGCTGGTAGGTCTGCGCCTGCTTTTCGTTGGTCTAGTAGGTTATGGGCTTCGGGGTGGTTCATGGCTTTGCAGCGTTGATGCCACGATCAATGCAATATTTGATGACGTTTTCATCATTCCATTCTGGCTGACTTGCCGCATTGAGTTGTTGCTCCAAAAGTGCATCATGTTTGCCAATCCAGTGGGCAACTTGTCTGGCATAAGAATTTGCTGCGCCACGCTCAACCCTCAATGCAAGATCCATCGCCTCGCAACGTGCCTTCAAATCCAATGCTTGCTTTCCAATGTCCAAAACATCTTGATAAATTTCCTTCATCATTTCAGCGCCTTTTGTTGTCATTTGATCTCCTTTTCTACCGCCTCGATCAAGGCCGGTGTTTTATGTCCCAAGTGATATTGACGCAACAATGCGGCGCGCCTATCGCTTTGAGACTGGGCCTCATCAAGAGCCATAGAAAGCTTGATGGTTGCCGACTTTCCAAGTGATATCTCTGCCGCATATCTGGCGGACTCACAAACCAATTGATGACAGCGCAATTCAAGTGCATCACGCTCAGAAACACGCCGGTTGTATTGGTTGTTTTGATGAACCATGCTCGCGTCGTATTCTTTTTCCATCTCTACAAGTCGCTCTTGTAGTTTGATAAGCAAACGGCCTGCTTTTTCAACGTCGCCAAGCGTCATCTTATGAAATGCGCCTTCTTGTAGCCATGCGGCCAAACGGTAGGCTTCTTCGCCATTGTGGTAATCGGTCATCTCTCGCTCCTAAAACTTCACTGTACTTTTAACGGGCTGCTTTGGGTATTAGGGTTTACCCTTGCTTCACCCTTATTTTCGGCTAAGGTTATCCTAGGGTGGATAGAGACCAATCTCTTCCTTCCCTCTCCATGCTTTTTATTGCCTAAAGACACAAAAAGCACCAAGTGCGCATGACGGGTTGATTCGCTTATACACACGGCCTAGTTTCCACCTGAGTTACCGTGAGCTTTAACCAATACCTCAACCAAGTTTGGTCGGACAAAATCGCGGGGTGTTTCGCGTGCCGGTGTTTTCTTCCACGCAGCCCATTCAGGCTCTTGCTAACGTGTGGAGTACGGCGGAAATGAAAAAAGCCGTTACAACTGCCCTCGGTGGAAACCCTACGGATTGAAACCAAGGGCGAAGGCATGTGTAACGGCTTTCGACTTACATCACTTTCCACGGTGATGATGTGATTTTATAGGGTTTCCCCTAGTTGTGCAACTTTTTCCGCAATTGCTCAAAAAAATCACTCGGTGGGCGGGTTGCCGCTTTAGCGTCTGCCATTTTTCGCGCCAATTCGGGGTCTATAGCGCTCTTGGTGACCATCTCAGGGATTTCCGCACCGTCCCACCGTTGCTGATTCAAATAGACCAATGGGGCCGGAATAAAAGCGCCGTTTTGCTTGCGCCAGTCATCCGTTGTTTTCATCCATTCCACATGCTTGATGATCTGGTCATGGCATGTTTCATAGTAGCCCTTTTTCCACTTTGCCAGACAAGCGGCCTTAGCGCCTTTGCGGGTAGACCGTGGCCATGCGGCCCAAAATTTATCGAATCCGTCCATGTTTACACCTTTTTAGTCACTACCCGATAGACATAAAACCAGCGCCCGTTATCGGGGTAGCGCTTGGTTTTGACTAGCTCCTCACGCCATGTAAGCTGCTCACTAATGCGCTTCCATGGGCAGGTTGATAGCCCCGCCTGTTGTAGCTCAAGGGTGGACATACCTCGCTTTTTAAGCAGGGCGATCAGTTTGCGGCCTTGGGTGGTTTTCTGCATCTTGCTCTCCAAATAAATCAGGCTGATCGCTTTTCACTACTTTGGAATGGACGTTCAGCCGTTTACCGTCCATTTTCTCTAGGCACTTTGGCCCGATAGGATACGCGCCTACCCATGCTGCGGCTTTGTCCATTTCTTTGCCGCATCTAACGCACTTCATGGGATATGACTGCCGGTTTCATACGCTAGGCACTTTTCAATGGTCCGAACGTGAACGCCGTATTGTTTCGCTAAGGCTTCGTTGCTCAGATTGTTTTTGATGTGCTTTCGTAGGTTCTCGCGTTGTTTCGCAGCGCTTCGTATTGAAACGATGTCAAGGTCTAGCAACTTGGTTTGCGGTAAGTCTTGGCCCCGAGGGGCCATAGAACGAGCGCGTGATAGGTATTCCTCGCGCTCTAACCGCTTTTCAGGGCGGTGTTGTTTCATGCAAATAGTCCTTGCTGCTCTTTTTGCGCATCGGAGATGTTCTGGTGAGCCAGTTCCCAATATGCGGGTTTTAGCTCAGTCCCAATGAACTTGCGGCCCATCTTGACTGCGCAATAGCCCTCAGAGCCGATGCCGGTGAATGGAGAAAACACGGTATCGCCTTTGTTTGTCCAGAGGTGGATGCATCGCTCAATAACATCCAATTGCAACGGGCACATGTGCTTCAAGTCGTTGTCATCACGCGCAGGCAGCTTGTTCAATGTGCGCGACTGGTTGATGTCATCCCAGATAGGGCTTGCATACTTTTGCCACATCATGACGGGCAGGTCATCGCCGTGCGTTACTCGTTCTTCAATATCTCCGGGCTTGCGCATTGTCACCACATAGTCAGGCAGACCCATGCGGCTCATGGTGCTGTTTTCGCGGATTGTCTTGTGCAGCAAACCCAGAGCCTTAGTGCGCTGCATCGCAACTACGGGGTCTTTCCAGATGCAAACCTCGGAGTGATAGATAAATCCTGCATCTTGGAAAGCACGGATAAGGTCGCCTCGGAAGTCACGCAAACCAATGAAGCCTTGACGCATCTTTGTAGTCGGCAGATTCATGCAATGAAAAGACACATTGCGGCCCGGCTTCACCACTCGGAAAAGCTCAGCAATCAGGAATTTAAGCTGCTGGACAAATTCTTCATCGTCTTTGCAGTTGCCCATGTCGTGGTCGCTGTTGGAGTACACAAACAAGTCTGCGAATGGAGGAGAGAAAACAGAGTAATCAACGCTATTGTCAGCCATGCGGCGCGTCCACTTCACACAGTCACCCAAATGGACTGTAAACCCGTCTCCGTTGTATGTGTCCTCGCGGTACTCGTCTACGATGTTTTCTTGTCCTGCCAGTTCTTTGTTCATAATGTCTTTCATGTGTTCGATCATGTTTGCGCTCATATCGTGGTGCTGTATTTCTTTGCGTTTGATGTTTGCCAGAATCTGGCCTTCGTTCTCTGCTGTGAAAATATGGACTTGCACTTCTCGCTTTTGTCCAAAGCGATAGCAGCGGCGCACGGCTTGGTAGAACTTCTCGAATGAGTCATCCAGTCCCACAAATGCCATACGTGCGCAGTGTTGCCAATTCATCCCGTACCCTGCGATTTTGGGCTTTGAAATCATTACCCGCACATCACCATGCGCGAAGCCGATCAGGTTCTTTGTCTTGACTTCTGGACTGTCAGAGCCTTGCACGTTAACAGAGCTGGGGATTAGGCTTTTCAGCAACTCGGCCTCATCATTCAAGTGACACCAGATAAGCCACGGCTCGTTAGGTTCACCGTTCACAATTTCTGCAAGTGCTTTGCATCGTGCTTCAATGCTATCGCGCTGGGCTTTGCGGCGCTCGGCCATAGTCTGGGCAGGGCGGGAAAACAACTCATCGCCTAGAGCATCAGTTTCCACCACATGCTCATGGTAATGCAATGTAGGCAGGTCATAGCGTGAGCCATCAAAACCAATATCAGCAGGACTACGCAATACGACTGCCCATGTGCCCATCCATTCCCAGAATCGAGATTGACCCCATCCCTTTAGAACCCATGTGCCAGTGTCTCCAGCATCGTTAATGAAGTACGTGGCCAGCATCTCCGTGCGGGTCATCACCCCCAAAAATTCGCACTGGTTGCCTAGTTCCTCAAAGTCGTTAGGGCTAGGCGTAGCGGTGCAGCTCAGGCGATAGGGTACGGACTGGGCTTGTGTGATGATCTTTTGGCGCGTCTTTCCGTCATGGGCTTTCAGGATAGATGACTCATCCAAAACTAATCCAGACAACTCCGAAAAGTCGATAGCATCCATGCGCTCATAGTTGGTAATCCACACGCCGGGGCCAGATGGAGCATCGCCCAATGGGATGCGCTTCACTTCAATGCCAAAGGTAGCACCCTGCTCGATTGTCTGCTCAGACACTGCCAAAGGAGCCAATACAACCACAATGCCGCCAGTATGGGATTGAACTTCATCAGCCCATGAAAGCTGCATCAAAGTCTTACCGAGGCCGGTATCGGCAAAGATAGCAGCACGGCCACGGCGCACGGCCCATGAAACGATAGCATGCTGAAAGTCAAATAAGTGTTCATTTAGTTCACCCGGAGCATGGCCGGTTGCAACTTCTGCGCGGCGCTTGCTCTTTACAAAGTCTTCGTATTCCATGTTTAGCATCCTTGCCCAAATGATTTAATGTGCGAATGGTCAGACCCCGGACGATAGAACGTAGGCTGTGGGTCACCGTCACCAGTCCGATACGTTCCGCGCCCGATCACATACTGACGCACCCCCGCTGTGTTCTTCTGGTCTAGCGCTTGGCGGCCCATTACTGTGATGTGGTACGCGCCTTCGGCCTCAAAGCAATAGCCAGCCTCGACCAACTGAGTGAGCCAGCCGTTTAAGACTTCGGGGTGTAGCGGTGCGTTGTAGTCTCCGTGGGTAAAGTATTGTTCACGGCGTGGTGATTGCGCGATAGAGATAAGCATCCGGCGCAGACGTTCATTGAGTTTCATAGTGACTCCGTGGTTAAAGAGGCTTGAATCATTGCACAGTTCGGCGGGTTAGCGCATAGGGGTAAACC